CTGATGCAAAATCACCAAGATTTCCGTTAAACGTAATTCCCCTAAATCCAAACACTTTTGGAACTAAACCATTTATTGGAGCATCAGGTTGAATTAATTGTGCCAGCAATTCAGGAGTCACAATGTGTTTGAAATCTGCCAATGATAGTTCACAAATTGGGTATCCAGAATTGTATTCGTATCCTCGGTAGTTTCGCATGCACATTGGGCATCTAGCATTGCATCGTGTGGTTAATTCAATGTGCAATCGTTGAATTTCTGATAGTTTTAACATTGTGATATTTATAGCTGTATATTTTACTAAATATCTAATGCAGACCAAATCAGTTCAAGTTCATTGTGATGTTTATTGCAAGTGGGATGGCAATGACACCCGCTATAGATTGTACATAAACGACGAGTTGTTTACAGAAAGATCCTGGATCTGGAATGGCAAAGATTACTACTTGGAAGAAGTAATACCCATTGAGGCACCGCCAGGTTTGTACAAAATTAAGTATGAACTACTTGAACCGTGTGGCAGCAAGTTGAAGATAAAAAACATGCGTGTGGCTACTAAAAATGCTGCAATACACGAAGATCAAATAACATTAGAAATACCATCATCATGAAAATGCGAGAAATTATGGAAAATGCATCAGTAGGCAGTACTAGTGCTGGTTCTATAGCACCTGTAAGCCAGGCATTGGGCATGCAATCAAGATCAGGTGGATCCATGCTAAGTGGTAAATATGTAACAGGCTCTGATCCCACACCGAACACGCCTAAGGAATACAAAAGGAATAAACATGTTAGCGGACGCTTTAAAAACTCTCCTGGCAACTGAGTATGCTTTCAGCATCAAAGCCCAGCTGTTTCACTGGAATGTGGAAGGCCCGGACTTTGCTCAATTGCACGAGTTTTTTGGAAACTTGTATGAAGAAGTCTATGATGGATCAATAGACAAGACCGCTGAATATATTAGAGCCATGGGCGATTATTCGCCCGGCAGTTTTGAGCGCTTTAGTGAACTGTCAGAAATTAAAGGGCAAACCAAGATACCACGTGCCAGACTCATGATCGAAGAACTGTTGGCCAACAACACCCAACTGTTGGAACTTCTTAACAAATGTTTTGCTGTTGCTGAAAGTGAAAATCAGCAGGGCATTGCTAATTTTATAGCTGAACGCATTGATGCTCAACAAAAGCACGGTTGGATGCTGAGAAGTTTCTTGAAAGACGAAAGAGCATGAGCGACGACATTAGATCAATCCTAGACCGATTGGCTGTGGTAGAAGGTACCACTCCAGTCAATGTCAAGCATGGATTAAACTCTCAACAAAAATCAGTGCACCAATTGCCAGCATTGTTCAAACCACACGGCATTAAAGCACTGGGTAGCAAAACAGATCCTCAACATCCCATGCATGGTGAGTTAGTGGGTGATTCAGTTGAGCCTAAAAAACCATCACTTGGTGAAGCCATGCAAGAAGTTGAAGAAGATATGTTAAGCAAGGTCAAGAAAGACCTCTCACAGTATCTTGACCAATTGGAAAAGAAAGTTCGTATTGATCGCGCACTCAAAGACAAAGCTCTTGATGCAGTTGATCGTCATGAAGTTGAAGAAGATGATTATGAATTAACTGACCCTGGCACAGTGCATGACGTTGAGGCGCAAGTTAATACTGCTGCCGCACAACCACAACAGCCCATCAAAGTCATGGAACTGGATGACGGAGCCATATTTGAAATCCACGGCGATGATAGTGTAGGGTATGCCATACACCACCGTGGTCGTAGCTTGCCCAGCAGATTCCGAACGTCTGACGAAGCAGGTATTGCAGTTGATTTGTTCCGTGCTCATAGACAGCGTAATAGACCTGAACAAGATCTCAGTCAAGATTACATAGAAGAACGATAATATGAGACTAGCTGACTTATTTGAAAATTCCTTAGCACCAATTGATGTTGCGGCATTAAAACAAGAACTGGCTGCAAAACAAACCCGCTTTGACCGATTGGGTGGCATGAGTTATCAATATGCTGATCGCATGATGCCAGACGATTACGAAGCTCAACAATTGCATCGTGATATCAATTCCCTACAAAGAAGAATTCAAGCCGCAGGTGGCTAACCAAACTCAGCCTTAGGACCGAGTGGGCGGCTGCTGCCCGGGCTAAGGAATTCGCTACTCCACAGCCCAAAGTGAGCAAATTCATGTTGACATGTCACTATTAAAACTGTATACTTGTTTTTTTAGGAGGCTCTATGAGCAAGACATTTAACGGCGAACAAAAACTCAAACTCACCCAAATCATCAACGAAGGTATGGCAGTGCTTCACGAGATCGAAACACTCAATGGTGGACTAACTGATACCATCAAGGCTGTGGCCGAAGAGTTAGAAATCAAACCTGCTATTCTCAAGAAAGCCATCAAGCTGGCACACAAGGCCGAGTTTGGCAAAGAGAAGCAGGATCACGAGACTCTAGAAACTATTCTTGAGACCGTTGGCAAAACTTTATGACCCTTCTATCTACCAATATTTGGCAAGCTGATCCAATCTTTTCTGCTACGAAAATTATTGAGGATTTGGCATCTTTGTCAAAGATTGCGACTCAGCAGGTCAAACAGGTTGATCCAAAAAAAAATTTAATGGAAAGATGGGTAGATGGTTTATTTGTTGATAAATTTTTAGATAGTCCACTTTTCCAAAATTCTCTAGTCATTACGAACAATATAATCCAGTGCTCTGCCGAAGATAAAAAACACATTTACACAGTGAACCCCACATTTTATGGAGTATATCACGCAGAGTATCCTGATTATTCTGTCAACATTAATAAAGATTTTAACTGTTTGATTAATAGATTTGATATCTTCCGTCAAAGTTGGGTATATCAATTGATTCGACGAAAACTATTTGAACACGGATACATTTCATTTAATTGTGAAATGAATTTAAATCGTATACCTAGCAACGACTATAAAAATTTATCAGCAAGTGCTGCATTTGATCTTGCCTTTGAACAGTACAATAAAATATTTGATGAAGAACACAAAATAATACGAAATCAAATACCGTATAAAAATTTTGAAGACAACGGCGATGTTGCGCCAGTTATTCTGTCTTCAAAATTTTCTATTGTATTAGAAACTTTTTTCCATGACAATAGAGTGATAACATATAGTGAAAAAATATTTAGGTGCCTACAATTGCCAAGACCATGGGTATTGTTTTCCACACAGTTTGCTATAGATAATTTAAGGAAACTTGGGTTTGATGTCCTTGATGACATAGTAGATCATAGATACGACAATATAGAAAATTTGATAGAAAGACAAGTAGCCATTTTAGACCAGTGTGAAATTCTTAAGGACCTTGATATAAACAGCGTTTTGCAACGATGCCAGCAGGCGACATTGCATAATAAACACCTGTTACAATCCATGAAGCAGAATTTGATGCCCAATTTTAAACAAGATCTTATGAACGCCAAAGAACAAATTTTAGGTTTGTAACACAGGGCCTTGTAAAATAAATATCTTATGATACACTATCGAGCCATTCCTGGACTGCAACTTGACTCTGAGCTACAACAACTCTTGGAAAATCTTGATTGGCAAAAACTCACAGTAACTACCGAAGCCAATCGAAAACAAGTTTTCCGGCGCATGATTCAGGCCGGCAACTGGGCTGACTATTTGGCAGTGTATGGTTGGTTGCTGGGCAAGATTGGTGTAGTAAAAAATTTGCGACTCGATAGTGACCTTGAACAGGCAATTACTAAAATTATACAAAATTACTTTGAATGTGACGAAGCGCCAGTACTAAGACTGCAAGTTATGTTTGGCGGAAAAATGTTACCGTTGCATACAGATATAACTAGACATGCAAGTTTGATATTTCCCATTGCCAATCATCTCAGTGCAAGAACTAACTTTTACGAATCAATGATTGACTTTGATACAGCATTGCCAAACCCCATGCAGTGTATGTGCGTGGAGTCCACTGTGATCACAGTGCCTACGTTGATTGACACCGACTGCATACATTCTGTGGTGTATATTGAGCCAATTACCAAACAACGTCCAAGAATATCGCTCACTGCCAAATGGGCCAACACAAAATTTCGGGATCTAGTATGAACAAAGCGCAACAGCATCTTAAAGAAAGTGAGATGTCGTACTGGGAACATCTTGGTCACAGTGCCAGGCAAAGCAATAGACTGATTGTGATTGCATTAAAGAGCTATGTGCATGGCGTATTGCCTTGGTTTTACACCTCTGATGGGCCGCTGGGAATTTATAGGATCTTTCAAGAAATACGCCGTATGCATCACGTTCAACAGATATTTAAAAATGACAAATAAAAAATCAATGGTTACCATTCTAGGATTCAGTCAAGCTTCAGTCACAGCCGACTTCATTGGCATGATGACTCAAGCCGGAATTGACGTTAATGTACAAGCACCTGAAGATTTTTTTGCTGGCAATTTTGATCGCCATTCTGAATATATTATTTCAGTTACTCGGGATCTTGAATTACGAAAACAATTGAGCGTTGTATTGGATCAAGAAAATCTCAATAGAGCAACATTTGTTCATCACACCTGCTGGATTGACCCAACTGCACAAATTGGGCCCGGGACATTTATCAGTCCGTTTTGTACTGTGGCATCTAATAGCACAGTTGGAAAAGACTGCTTGCTGGCACCCTATTGCTTGATTGGGCATGTTAGCAAGATTGGGGACGGATGCTTGTTCAACCCCGCAGTGACCATTGCTGGCAGTTGCACGATTGAAAATCACTGCAAGTTTAATCTTCGCAGCAGTGTGATTGATAAGATTTTTATCTGTACCGGATCTGAAATTGGTGCAGGATCCATGGTTACTAAATCCATTGAGCAACCAGGCAAATATGTTGGTACGCCTGCAAGAAAAGTTGTTTGACATCTGCAAAGATAAGTAGTATAATACAACGAGTCGCTCACATTACGAGCATGTAGCAAGGCCTATCCGGCCACAAACGGAGAACAATGAGTTATATTGACGCACTATTTGATCGTGAACACGATCGCATACATGTTGTAGAACGTCGCGATGGCGAACGAGTCTACAAAGAATATCCTGCCAACTACATATTCTATTACGACGACCCTAGAGGCAAGTTTCAAAGCATCTACGGCACGCCGGTAAACAGATTTTCATCACGCAACTACAAAGAATTTCGCAAGGAAGTTCGCAGCCAGTCTGGCAAGCAATTGTATGAATCAGACATCAATCCTATCTTTAGATGCCTGGAAGAGAACTACAAAGATCAAGATGCCCCCGGACTTCACACAGCGTTTTTTGACATCGAAGTTGCATTTGATCAAGAGCGTGGATTCTCGCCTGTGGCAGATCCCTTCAATCCCATCACTGCCATATCCATATACTTGGATTGGCTGGATCAAATGATCACACTGACTGTGCCGCCCAAACACTTGAGTTGGGACACAGCACAAGAACTGGTGAGTGAATTTGAAAACACCATCTTGTTTGAACATGAAGAAGACATGATCAAGATGTTCCTGGATGTGATTGAAGGTGCAGACGTGCTCACCGGTTGGAACTCAGAAGGCTATGACATTCCTTACACAGTAAATCGTACCACAAGAATACTCAGCAAGGATGACACTAGGCGTTTTTGTTTGTGGGGACAGTTTCCCAAGCAACGGATGTTTGAACGCTTTGGTGCAGAGAATCAGACTTACGACTTGATTGGTCGTGTGCATATGGACTACATGCAGTTGTATCGCAAGTACACATACGAAGAACGTCATAGCTACAGTTTGGATGCTATTGGTGAATATGAACTGGGCGAACGCAAAACACAGTTTGAAGGCACACTGGATCAGTTGTACAATCAACACTTCAAGAAGTTTATTGAGTACAACCGCCAAGACACCATGATCATTGCCAAGTTAGACAAGAAATTGCGTTTTTTGGATTTGGCCAATGAACTGGCACATGCCAATACTGTGTTGCTACAAACCACAATGGGCGCTGTGGCAGTGACTGAACAGGCCATCATCAACGAAGCACATGAGCGTGGCATGGTTGTGCCCAATCGCAAGCAACGCCTTACTGATGATGACACACAAGCCGCAGGCGCTTATGTTGCGTATCCCAAGAAAGGCTTGCACATGTGGATTGGATCGGTAGACATCAATTCACTGTATCCATCTGCTATTCGTGCCATGAACATGGGTCCTGAAACTGTGGTTGGTCAATTGCGGCAGACCATGACTGATCATTTGATCAAAGAACGAATGGCCAAAGGCGACTCATTTGCGGCTGCATGGGAAGGCTTGTTTGCCAGCTT